AGACGTCGCGCCCAGTTTAACGCCGGCCGCCTTCATCATGCGCTCGGCCTCGGCGCGGTCGGAGGCGAAGATCTTCGACTGGGCCGTCACGTTCCAGCCGGACTTCGTCCAGGGGTTCCCGGATAGATCGCCGGGACCGGCGCCTCCCGCGCCCGAGTCCGCTCCAGCGCCGACCGACTTCGGCCAGAACATCCGGAAGCTCTTGTCGCGGGCGAGCGTCGAGAAGAAGTCCTTCGGGTCCTGGTTGGGCGTCACGCCCTTCCCGGCCTCGAGCTTCGTGACGACGTCGCCGGCTTGTGAGACCTCGAACTTGTCCAGAGTGAGCGCGACGAGATTCGCGACGCCCGCGGGATCGGCGCCGGCTTCGGTCGCCGCCTGGGTGAGCGCGTTCTTGATTGTTGTCGACCTCGAGTTCCCGAGGGCCTCGTCTCGTTCCTTCTGGAGCTGTTCGTTCTTTTCGGTGAGGCTTGCCAGGTTCCGCTCCAGGTCATGAAGACGCGCGGAGACGTCTCCGTCGACCTGGCCCTGGTCGCCCTTTCCGTTCGGCTGGCCCGTCGGCTGGCCGAACTTCTTGAGCGCCGCCTCGACGGTCTCCATGAGCTCCTCGCGTGATACGCCCGCCCCGGTCTTCCGACTCACGTCGGCGGCGGCGTCGGCGTATCTCTTCTTGAGCGCGGCGGCGTAGTTGTCGAAGTCGGCCTGGGTCTTCATCCCCGAGACATCGAGGACGAACTTCCCGTCGACTTCCTTGTAGTGATCCTGGAATCCCTCCGGGATCTTTGCCTGGTCGTCAAGAATAGCTTCGAGCGTCATGATCTACCTCTCACGGGTTTCGGGCCGATCTTACTCCGTGGTTATTGTTAAATCTAGCCGGCCGGCGCGGGGATCCCGAGCTTCTGGAAGGCCTGGGGCTTCTGTTCGTAGAGCTGGCGGAGCGTGTACCGTTCCCCGGAGTTGTCGACGAAGCCCTGGACGTCGAACTCGCCGGCGCGGAAAAGCCGGCCGCGAGTAGGCCCGAGGACGTTGTCCTGGAAGGCCGCCGACTGTCTCGAGAGGAACTGGTTGTAGGTCGTCTCGGCCGGGACGCGGCCGATGAGCTTCGCGACCTCGCGCCGCCTGGCCGGGCCGCGGAGGTTCCCCAGGCGCCCGCGGAAGTTCGAGCTCGCCGGCCTGGTTCCCAGGCGCCGCCCGTCGACGACCGGCGCGCGGATCGACCGACAGTTCATGTGGATCGGCGGGATCGGTCCCTCGCCGGTCGGGTAGATCTGGCCGTCGAGCGACTGGCACACGGGCGTCGTCCTCGAGTCGAGCGTCGCGACGAAGACCTCCCGCGGGATGATCCGCTTGTTCTCGTTGTAGAACCGCTGGCGCGTTCCGTTCGTGATCGCGGAGGTCGCCGTCTGGGCGAGCGTCTGGGCGCCTCGTCTCGTGATCTCTCGAGTCCCATCGACGCCGCCCTGGGCTCGTGTCCCGAAGATCCGGCGGCCGATCTGGGTCGGGGTCTCGTCGAAGAGGAGGCCCTGGCGGATCTGTTCCATCATGCGCCGGCGGTCGTTCGCCTCGTAGCTCGAGAGCCAGTCGCGGAGGAGGCGATTCTGGAAGGGTCGGGCGAACACGATCGAGCGGAGCTGGCGCGGCGTCGGGACGTTCGGCTCCCAGATCACGGGGATCGCCGTCTTGACCTTGTCCGCGATCCAGGCGACCTCGCCGACCGCCAGGCCGACGAGCTCCTTCCGGACGAGCTCGTTGATCGTCTTCCAGGTCGGGTCGAGGATCGTCTTGATGAGCCGCTCGGTGATGATGAGCTTCCGCGTGACCGACGGGCCGGGATCCTGGGGGAGCGGGGCGATTAGCTCCAGGCGAGCCCGGAGCCGGCGCTGGAGTTCCGGCTCCGACCTATTGAGGAGCGCGATGATCCGCGAGCTCAATCCCTTCCCGTAGCGGATGAGCTCGATCTGATGCGCGATGATCGCGTCGACGAGCTGGTCGTTCGAGGTCGCCACGGTCTACTCCTCGGTCTCGTCGTCCTCCTGGCCCGGAGGGACCGGCGCCTGGCCGCCCATAGCCGCGGCCCTGGCGGCTGCCATGCGGGGATCGTTGAGATCTCCGTCCTCTTCGCCGAGGAGCGCGTCGCCGCCGGTGTCGAAGACCTCCATGTCGGCCTCCTCCTCGATCTGTTCGAGCTCCTCCTCGAAGGTGAGGTCGGTGTAGTCCTTCTGGCGGAGGATGTTGTGGACCGACTTCCAGGAGAGCGGGACCTTCGACTTCTTCGCGGTCGCGTAGGCGATGAGGTCCTTCGGGTCCTGGGTCTCGTCGATGAAGTCCAGGTTCGGCTCGACCTTGACGTCGTCGGGGTTCGCTCCGACCCAGACGGCCGCCTGGCGGAGGGCGCTCTCGAGGCCGGTCGCCGCGGTCTGGGCGATCGTCTGGAGCGTCGCCGTCCTGGCCGCGACGCGGATCCGGAGGGTCTCGGCGGCCTCGGCGCCGGCGCCCGAGGAGAGGAGCTTGATCCCTTCCTCGCCGGCTCGCTGGTAGTCGGACTCGAGGCTGGCCCGCTGTTCGGCGAGCGCCTGGGACTGGGGTCCGATGAACTTCGCGTCGCCGTTCTCGGAGGGGATGTTGAGATAGGCGCCGGAGCCGATGATCGGCTTCGCGTCGGCGCTCGGGTTCGTGTCATCGTCGGCCGCCGCGATGTCGTAGCCCGTGATGACGAGGGTGTCCTGGCCGGACATGAAGAGCGCGCTCCGGTGATCGGCCTCGCCCCGGTAGATCGCGAGCGCCAGGTTCGCGAGGTTGATGAGCGGGACCTCGGACGGCGTCGTCATGAGGTCGGTCGTGTTGATGAACGTGAACGGGATCTGGTCGAGCGTCCGGCCGCGGATCATCGGGACGATCGCGTCCTGGTAGGCGCCGTCGCGCTCGACCTGGGTCGTGTAGACGTTGCCGGAGTCGCCCAGGGTGAGCGCCCGGTAGCGGCTCACGAGGTTCCAGGTGAAGCGGTCGCCGGTGTCTCGCTCGTAGCGGGTCTCGTCGAGGACGGTCATGAGGAGCGTCCGGATCGCCTCGCTCCTGGCTTCGTCTTGTTGTTGCTTCGGGTCGTTCGTCGCCGTTAGGTCGTCCCAGTTGAGGATCTGGGGCGCCGGATAGGGAACGATGACCGGGAGGTCGCGATTCGGGTCGACGTCCAGGAGGAGGCCGAGGCGACCGTAGAGTAGCTGGTTGACGTGGATCTTGATGAGGAGATCGTTGAGGCTCTCGCCCTTCGCGGTCGCGATCTCCCTCATGTCCTCGAGCGCCGAGGGGAGCTCGATGTTCGCGGCCTCGCGGTCGAGGATCCCGGTGAGCGCGCGGACGGTCTCCTTGACCAGGTCGGGGAAGTAGGCCCGCGTGAGATAAGCGTTGTAAAGCTCGAGCCCCTCGCCGTCGAGCTTCGACGGGTGGTTCGAGAGCGCCCTCATCCCGGAGGTCGCGGGGAGGTATTGAGTCGTTTTCGACTTGATGTTCCGCTGGCCCTCGTTCGTGTCGAACATGAGGACCCAGTCGGGCCGCCTGGCGGCGTAGTCGGGATGCGGGCTCGAGATCGAGCTCCCGCCCTCGGATCCTTGTGAGGGTGATGTGATGCCAGGCTGGAAGGGCGCGTTCGGGCTGGTCAATATGCCGGTCATGTCATGAGGCTCCTCTAAGGGCTCCGGATCTGGGTCGTCTGGGAGCCCTCACGGCTCGGTGATAAGCGCGTGAGAAGGCGTCGACCTGGTCCTTGAAAGTCGACCCAGGGAACGCGGCCGCCTCATCCAGGAAGACTCCGTTCCAGGCCCCGCGGACGAGGTAGACATTGCCGGCTTCGACCTGGGCCGCTGGCGCCTCGGCGCGGATCGTCTTGTCGCCCGACTCGGGCGAGTAGTAGATCCGCCGGTCCGGGAAGTCCGCGGCGATGTCTTCCGCCTGGGCTTTGCCGGCCTGGCCGGGATCCTGCGGGAAGTCGATGATGACAAGCCTCCCGTCCTGGTCCGCCGCTGTTCTCATTTTTGTCCGTACCGATAGCGGCGAGCCCCGGAACCGAATCACGTCTTCGATGTAGATCTTCCGCTTTACATAGCGGAGACGCAAGCCGACGGTCCAGGCCGCGTTCTTCGCGTTCGCCTCCCTGGCGTCGGTCGCCGCCAGGTCCCAGCCGCGGACGACGATCCCGCCCTGGGGGACCTCGTTCGCGTCGATGATCTTGAAGTCGTCCCTCTTCATCATGCCGCCCTCGCGAGGGTGCGGGCGTTGTTGTAGCTGGCCGGCTTCGCCGTACTCGGTGAGGCCGACCGTGAGCTCGTTGATCCGTTGCTCGTTGAAGAGCTCGGGGAAGAGGAGCTCGCCGGGCTCTTCCCGCCAGTCGAACGGACACGGGTGAGGATGATCGGGCTCGAACCTGGCGGGGAGACACAAGTGAGTCCAGAGGCCGGGCTCCTCCTCGAGGAGCGTCCCGGTCAGATCTCGAGGGTGTAGCCGTTGCATGATGACGACCACGGCGCCGGTCTTCGATCGGACTCGAGTCGGGAGCGCGAGGCGGATCTTCCGGACGGTCTCGTCGCGGACCGTGTCGCTCTCGGCTTGCTCGACGTTGTGCGGGTCGTCGATGACGACGATGTCGCCGCCCTCGCCCATGATGCCGGCGACGGAGCTCGAGAACCTGTAGCCCTTCTCGGTGTTCGCGAACCGGCTCTTCTGGTCCTGGCCGGCGCGTAGTAAGCGGAAGCCCTTCGGCCGGCCCAGGAGGAGGTCCTGGTAGGTCCTCGAGCGTATGAGATCCCGAGATCGGTCGGCGTCTCGGAGCGCCAGGTCGCCGCGGTATGACGTGAAGGCGAAGCGGACGCCAGGATTGACGAGCCAGGCCCAGGCCGGGAAGAAGACCGAGACCGTGAGGCTCTTCATGTGACCCGGCGGGACGTTGATGATGAGGCGGCGGATCCGGCCCTTGAGGACTTGCTCGAGGACCCAGCACAAGACGCGCGTATAGCGGCCGAAGACCGGCTGGCTCGCGTCGACCTCGGTCCAGGTCTTCTCGACGAAGTTGTGGAGCCCGAGGCCTCGTCGAGCTCGTTCGGCCCTAAGTCTCGCGAGGGCCGAGCTCATCGGCGCCCGCCTTCACTAGAATCGCCTCGAGGACGTCAAGCTCGTGGTCCTCGAGCTTCGTGAGATCGGCAGAGTCCGGGATGAGCTTGTCGACCGCGAGGTCTTCCTGGGAGCCGGGCTTGAACTCCTGGAAGTAGCCCTGGATGAGGATCGCCAGGAGACGGTCGGACGGCGGGGTCCGCTGGATGACGAGGTCCGGGTTCTTCGGATCGCGGAGCTCGTTCCATTGCGTCGCCCGTCGCCAGGCCTCGCCCAGGAGGAGCTCGCGGCCCTCGGTCAAGGCGTCCCTCATCGCCTCCTTGAACGACGGGTTCCTGGCCGCGAAGGCGTAGATCGTGGAGCGGCTCCAGCCGATACGGCGGGCCGAGAGGGAGACGTTGCCAGTGTGCCGAAGGATCTCAAGGAACTCGACGACCCATTCCGGGACCAGGGCCGAGCGCGAGCCGGTCTTCGCGCGCGCGGGATCCTGTTCGATTTTTGTCCATCCCTCGGGGTTCATAGGCCTCACGCCCTCCTGGTTGTCGTCTCACACGATGACGCGATCGTAGACGTCCCAGGAGCCCCGGACAAGTTCGCCGAGGTCGACGGGGATCTCGTAGAACGGGAGGTAGTCGTCGGCGATGATGATCGCGGGATAGCCCGACCAGAGCTTCGTCGAGGCCGTGTTCCAGACGTGACCGTCGTCTCGGTTCCGGTAGACGGCGTCGACGAGGGCCTTCTCGAGGTTGTCCTTGTCGGGCTTCCCGGTGTGCGGCGTCCCTATGTGCTCGAGCTTCTTCTTCTGGGACCAGGACGCCGGGACCGGGATGAGGAACACGACATGGAAGAAGTCCTCGGGGAGCTCCTTGATCTTGAGAGCGACCTCATCGCGGAAGGCCCGGTAGCGGAGGACGGCCTTCGAGGGCGCCCAGGCGTCCCTCCTGGATTGCCTGGGCGCCGGCGTCGGCGGGATGTCGAAGACGCGGATCCGGTCGCTCACTGGCGGAGGGTCTTCGTCTCGAGGCCGAGCTTCGCTCGGACCCAGTTCTCGGCGCGTTGCGCGAACATCGGCTGGGGGAAGTTCCAGGCGACGATCAAGCCGGCGCCGAAGAAGAGGAGGTTCTCGATCATGATGAGCTCCAGGTGATGAGGATGATGAGGATGAGGATCCCGAGGAGGATCAAGCCCCGACGTCTTCGATCCGCCCGCCCGTCGCCGGAGGAGGGGGGCTCAGATCTAAAGGGACCGCCGCCCAGCCGGGGAACGTCGCGGGGTCGCTCTCGTTGCCGGCGTTGTCCTTCTGGACGACGGCGAAGTCGAACTCGCCCTCGACCTCGGGGATCTGGGCCTCGGGGACGTCGGTCGTCGCGAAGCGGTCGGTGTAGTCGCCCGCGTCAATCTGGGCGAGCCAGGCGTCGACGTCTGGGGCTGCCTGGCGTTGATACCAGTCCCAGGCGTCCG